CACAAGGATCACAAGGAATGCAGTCAAGGTAAAAGCTCAAGCTAAACAAACCCCACAACAATTTCTAGATGGCCGGTGCTCCGACCCCCTACGCAACTGCCGAAAGTGCAGTCTACGAACTCGTAGCACGTGGAAACAAGGATCTATATTTTTATAGTGACACAAAAGACAGCCTCTATATTTTTGATAATACTTACGAACCACAAGCCCCTTTTTCATCAGAAATTCGCCGCGTCCCCCCTCTCACCGCCTGCGAATTCGGCCGCACCGTCCAATTCGAATTCGATCTAGTGGGCGATCTCATGACAAAGCCCACTATGATTATCAATCTTCCTACATGGCTTCCCGCATCTGTCGCAGCAACCAATAAAAACAGTCTCGTCACTGATACAAACGGTGTCACATACGGATATACAAGATCGATCGCATTTTTCCTCTTTGAGCAGATTGAATTCTATCAAGACAATATCCTTCTCCAAGAATTCTCAGGCGATGCACTCTGGGCAATAACATCTGCCCAAGGTTCCTATGGCGAGAATCGCACGGTCAATGTTCTGACTGGTCAACATGAAGGAACAGCCGAAGACATTGGACATAATGCCACGCCTGGCCAACTCCGTCTTGAACTCCCAATCCTAGGATGCCAGGCCGCAGCAGACACTGGCTTTCCTCAGCGATCCGTGCTCAGCCACACCTATCGCCTCCGCTGCAAACTCCGCAAACTCGAGGACTTGGTAGAATCATCCGATAGCCAAATGAAACCCCGCCCATGGGGTCGCACAGACTTTCAACAACAACTTTCCCCCGCCCCCGCCCCAGCCATACCCTTTAGCACAATCTCCAGAGAACTGATTCCCCCTCTCAAACTTCAACTGGAAACTCGCCAAGTCTATGTCACACGCGAGATGCAAGACTCTCTTCAGAAAACCCCACTCAGCATACAATTCCGAAGACTCCGCGAGAATATCTTCTCACAAAACCAGCTTGATTATGCGAATGTCATGAACGGTGGTACAAGTCTCATTAAGCAACTTCTCGACGGTCGCCACCCTGCCGAACGACTCATTTGGTTTTTCCGAAGTATAAAAGACATTAATGCAAATAAACTCTGGAAGGTAAATACGGGCACGCCAGGCGCCCAGAGTTATTTCAATTCCGTGAATTTACAAATCGCAGGAAAAGATCGCGAACTTCCAAGATCCTCTTTGATATGGCGGGACATTACGAATTTTGCAAAAGAGGATATTGATACCCAGATACAAATTAATACTATGAACTGGGGTCTTGGCGCAATTGCCCCTAAACGCTTCCCAGATCACGACGCCCAGACAACGGGCTCTGTGAATTTCACGACGGCCGATAGGCCGACTTTCTATATTGATCTCACTCTCCCCCCTATAGATCCGCTCACAGGTGCGCCGAATACTGAGTTGCGAGTGATTACTGAAGGCTGGGCACAGTTTGACACTGATGGAAAAGGCCGCGCCGAGCTATTTAATGCAAATTAACACACATAACACAGATGAACACACAGGGCTTCAGCCGGCCAGCTGGCGATATAACAACTCTCTTGGATCTTGCGCCTCGCGACTACCAAGATAATGAATATACCCCTCTCGCAGCGGAAAAAACATGGTGGCTACCGAATGCAAATCGTCGTATCCGCCCTCTTAGTCTTTCCTGTCAGCAATTTCCTATCCGAGGTCCCACCAGTTTCGGCCAGAGATTCACATTCGATCTCGGATCCGTATCAGCAGGTGACCTACTCTTTACAACAATGCTGCAAATAGATCTGGGTCACTGGCTCGATGATACCACCGTTCTACGCCTCGAGTCTGGCAAAGCCACGTACGCACCAGGGGCAGACCCTTGGTTCTACGCCAATAGTCTGGGTTCCGTCATTCTCGAAAAGGCGACTCTGGAAATCGGCGACCAAGTCATTGAAGAAGTCGACGGCGATTTTCTAAATGTCTCCAGTCTGCTCATGCAAGATATCAACAACCAATTTGGATTCTCGGCCGATGGACTTGGAAGACAACCATTCACCTCTCTAACACAAACCCCAACCTATCGTGTCTTTCCCACTCAGACGAACGCTATTTTCGTGCCTATTCCCTTCTTTTTTCAGCGTATGGCACTCCAAGAAGGTCTCCCTCTTCTGGCATGCAGAGAAGGTACTATACGTGTGAATATAACTCTGCGCCCTTTCGCGGAATGTGTAAGAAGGTTGAGTGGGCGACGTACATCATGTCTTGAGACACCGCTGAATTCTGATATTGTAATTGTTGATAACTCGGCGCCTACACCAATACCAAGAACAATTCATACTTCACCAGCTGCTCCTACTTTCAATAAAATCCAGCTTATTACTTATGGCGCAGTGGTGGACGGCGAAATCCGTCAAAGAATCTTACGCAGCCCCTTTGAAATCCTAACCCGAGTGTGCAATACCTTTGAATTCTCGGAGCCGCTCAAATATGCGACGAATAAGACGGCAGCTGATGTCATCCAAGTGCAGCTCCCTATCGAGGCCAATCACCCTATGGAGGAGATACTCTGGTTTGTTAGACGTAAGGCGACGGCCAATAACAATGAATGGACAAATTACTCGTCTGTCACAAGTCCTGAAATAAATGCCACCTTCAATCCAGCCAGACCTCTTTTACAAAACGCTATTCTTCAATTGAACGGCATCGAACTCATTAATCAAGAGGAACAATGGTTCAGACAACATATCGCCTTGGCACATAAGGGCGGAGCAGCGGCCTATACTTCATTTATCTATGGCTATTCATTTGCGAAAAATCCGGCTGAGCATCAGCCGAGTGGAACTGCAAATGCATCGCGTCTACAGTCATTACGATTGACTCTAGACGTGTCTTCTCCAGGAGGCTCATATGAACAGGATTGGGAAGTGAAGGTCTTTGTTATTACCCTCCAATGGCTGCGATTTCAGAATGGAATCGCGAATAAGATGTATCAGGACTGATGAATCTTTAGTTTCTTTACATCAAAAAACATCCCTATTATATTCAAATACACTGACATTGCATTGTGCACATAGTCAGTCTTTCCACCTCCTTTTGCACAGAGCTCTGCCAATTCCTTGAGACGCGAGCTATCATAGGCTAAGAAGAGGGATGTAAAGAATGTTACTGCAACTGATACGATGTGACGCAGACCTGATATAGGTTTTGCAGGATTTCCTATGAGAACAGTAAGATTTATACCGAGGCGGCTAAGAATCATAGCGCCTAAACAAACAGACAAATATGCGTAAAAACTCAGATTCTGGTTTTTATCATATATAGCAAGTGCAGTCAGAGCGAAAAACACCGTTGATAAAATAACGAGAACATCAATTAAAATATCTTCACCATTTATTTTATCAAGAAGTCCGCGAAGAGCAGTACCCATAAATATAATAAAGAGGAAGTAAAAGGAGTATTTCAGAATACCTGGTTGCAGTTGTATAATAACGAATAATAGAGCAATTGCAATTATAAATAATATTAATTCTGTTTTATAATCTTTATTTCCTAAACCGAGTTTCTTTATTAAGTCAAGTTTCACGGCCAAGACTGAGACTAAACCGGCGGCCAGAAAATGGGCGTATGTGATTGCCAGGAAATACGGGCAACCAGCCATCTGTTTGACACTTAGAGTTTTTATAACAAGGGCAGAAAGAATGGCGTCAGCCAGTTTATTAAAGGTTCTTCATTCCGGACTTCAAGACGAACGCCTATTACCTCCAAAGGGGCAGCCGAAAATATCAGATTTCCAGAGAATCTTTGTAAAAGGAGGTCGGTTTACCACTGAATGGTACCGTGTCGATTTTGATAATGCACCAGCCTTTGGACAAACTGCCAAATGTACGATTCCGCGCCGAGGACATCTTATAACGCGGGCATTTCTGATGACGACACTGCCAGATATTCGAACACCGCAACTGGCGGCTCGTGCTGCTGCAGCCGCCACTGGTCGCCCATTCGCGGGTCCCACCTTTGGCTGGACGAATTCGGTTGGCCATGCTTTAGTTAGCCAGACTCAGCTAACGATCGCCGGTGCAATTATCGATACCATGGACGGGCAGCTGATGGAAGTCATGGACGAATTCCATACACCTCTGGAAAAGGTCACAGTGGTCAATCGCATGATCGGCAGAAAAGATCACGGATTCACGCCGCGTTCAAATGGTTGGGATACGGCCACGCAGGAAGTCGCCGTCCCTTTGCCCTTCTGGTTTGCCCGCGGCGATCCCTCACTTGCTCTGCCTATTGATGCAATAGGCACAGATCCTGTACAAATCAGCGTAACCTTCAATGCTCTCCAGAATCTCTACGTGACCACATCGCGCACTTCGGTCGCATCACAGGCCAATGCCGCCATTGATCCCATAACAGGAACGACCGCTGCACCAACAAATGGAAGTTATATGATGCCACCAATGTTAAACAGCCCCTTTTACACTATTAATCCGGCCGGCTCAGATATCTTTGGCTTGAATGGAAATCCCCAGAAATCCATAAAGGCATCGCCACTTCCGGCGAAATACAATATGCCAGCCGCCTTTAAAATACAAGATGCCTATTTACTCTTGGAATACGT